ACTTGAAGCAAACACTACGGGCAATCACAACACAGGTGTCGGTCAAAGTGCGCTGGAAGCTAACACCACAGGCTCAAACAACACGGCTGTTGGTCTTGCGGCTCTGACCGATAACACCACGGCATCCAATAACACAGCCGTTGGCTATCAAGCACTGACTGCAAACACCACTGGCACAAACAATGTCGCTGTTGGGCGATTAACTTTATCTGGCGTCACTACAGCAAGCAACAACACCGCAGTAGGAACTGATGCTGGGGATGCGTTAACAACAGGGGCTAATAATACGTTTCTTGGTTATGGCGTAGCGTTCCAGCAGACAACATCTAGTAACAACACAGGTGTTGGTTATTTAGCACTTGCCGCAAACACCACTGGACAACAGAATACAGCAGTAGGTCAAAACGCAGCAGACGCAATAACCACAGGCGGCATCAATGTTGCTGTCGGCTCACATGCACTTGGGCAGACGACTACTGGCAATTACAATGTCGCTATCGGTAGTGATGCTTTAACATCTAATACTACTGCAAGTAACAACACCGCATTGGGTTATGCGGCACTAGACGCGAACACTACTGGCGCATCTAATACAGCGCTGGGGAGTCAATCTGGAAACTCTGTTACAACCGGATATAATAATGTTTTTGTTGGATACCTAGCTGGAGAAACACTTACAACTGGTGCAAACTGCACTTTAATCGGCGTTGATGTTGAGCCAAGTGCAGTGGGTGGTGACTCACAAATTGTTATTGGCACAGCGGGAACTACTGGTAAAGGAAATTCAACTGGCTATATCAGTCCTGCTGGCGGCGGTGTGTATCAAGGTAACAACTCATCGTCTTGGTCAACTACATCGGATGAACGGCTAAAGAAAAACATTGTCGATAACAATGAAGGGCTGTCGATTATCAACCAAGTGCAGGTTCGTAACTTTGAGTACCGCACAGCAGATGAAATTACAGAACTTCAAGCATCTGACGCAATAGAGCGTTCAGGAACGCAGCTTGGCGTCATCGCACAAGAACTAGAAACAGTTGCACCCAGATGCGTAAAGACAGAAAGCACAGGCGTTAAGACTGTGGATAGCGATGAATTGTTTTGGCACATGCTCAATTCAATCAAAGAACTCTCAGCAAAAGTAGCTGAGTTAGAATCCAAATTAGGAGATTAAAATGGACGAAATTACGACAGAACAAATCGCACAGAACTACACCGCTATGGGTCATTCCGCGCAACTCATCACAGACGTGATTGCAGGTGATGCAATGGCAGATGAAGAAGCAGAAGAGCGTCAGGGTTGTGTAGACCGCAATGTTGAGCATCTGCAACTGATGGTAGCTAAAGACTACTGGACTTCAGAAGACATGACAGCAGTCAACGCTGCAATCACAGCAGGTCAAGGCTACACTGCCGAATAATAAACCGGAGAACCGTTAATGGCTTACTTAGGCAAATCACCATCACAGGGTGTACGTAATCGTTACTACTTCACTGCATCAGGCGGTGAGACATCAATCAGCGGTGCGCTGACAGGTGGCACCCTGACATTCACTGACGGCAACTATGTTGACGTGAACTTGAATGGTGTGACCCTAGTAGCTGGTACGGACTACAACACAAGCACAGCGAACACCATTGCTGGCTTGTCGGCATTGACTGCAAGCGATGTAGTTGAGATTGTAGTGTATGACGTATTTAGTGTGTTCAGTGGTAATGTGAACAGCGACTTCAGTGTGGGTGGTAATCTAAGTGTTACTGGCACAACTGCATTTACAGGCGCGACAACTATTACTGGACTGACGACAACTGGTGACATTAACTTTGGCGACAACGACAAAGCTATTTTTGGTGCTGGGTCTGACTTACAGATTTATCACGATGGTAGCAATAGCTATATTGATGATGCTGGTGCTGGTGACTTATTTATACGAGCATCTAACAACCATTATCTGCGGTTTATGAATGGTGACTACGCCATTACCACAAGCGAAAATGGTGATGTTGGTTTACGCTACGATAATTCTCAAAAGTTGGTGACCACCTCAACTGGCATAGACATCACAGGCGGCTTCACCGCAACTGCCGCATCTACAATCACCACTGCCGACAATACGGTACAGCTAACACTTAAATCCACAGACGCAGATGCAAATGTTGGCCCAATTTTAGACATGATTCGTGATTCTGGCAGCCCTGCTGATGGCGATGAGATTGGTAGATTTAGATTTATTGGAGATGATGACGGTGGTAACGCAACAACTTATGCGTTTATGCAAGTTAAAATAAATGACGCCACTGATGCTAGTGACGATGGCGAACTAGAAATTTTAACCAGAACTAATGGTAGTAATCGTAGCCGTATAGAATTGCTTCCTACTGAAACTGTGTTCAACGAAGATAGCCAAGACATAGACTTCCGTGTTGAGTCCAATGACAACGCTAATTGTTTCTACGTTGATGCTGGAAATGACCATGTACTATTTGGAAAGACTGCAACAAACTCAGATAACGCTGGGTTTGAGGTGCTGTCAAACGGTTCCATAGCTGCCACTCGCAGTGGTGGTCATGCGGGATTGTTCAACCGCCTGTCAGATACTGGTGCAATTTTAAATCTGCGTAAAGACGGCGCAAATATTGGGTTAATCGGCACATTATCAGATAGAATGTACGTAGGTTCTAGTGCTACTGGTTTATCCTTTGAAGGCTCTCAAGGTGATTCCATCTATCCAATCTCAGCAAGTGGCGGGGGGTCACTTAGAGACAACGCTATTGATTTAGGCTTCGCATCCGCACGTTTTGACGATATTCATGCGACAAACGGAACAATCCAAACGTCTGACGAAAACGAAAAACAAAATATAGCAGCACTTACCAGCGCAGAAATTACTGCCGCAAAAGCCATCAGCGCACTGTTCAAAACATTCAAGTGGAAAAGCAAAGTTACAGCCAAAGGCGATGCGGCTCGTACACACACGGGTGTAATTGCACAAGAGGTGCAAGCTGCCATGTCTGCCGCTGGCCTTGATGCAACAAAATATGCGTTTTGGTGTAGCGATACTTGGTGGGAAACCACTACAGAAGTTGCAGCGGTTGAAGCTGATAAAGATGCTGACATAGAAGCACAAGACGCCCATACCCGCATTAACACATACAAGACAGAAGACGCCGCACCAGAGGGTGCAACCAAGCGCACACGGCTAGGTGTACGTTACCCAGAGTTATTAGCGTTTGTAGGCGCAGCTACAGAACAACGGTTGGCAGATATTGAAACACGCCTTGCGGCACTAGAAGCTGAATAATGAAAATGACCCAGCAAGTAGAGCCAGCACTCAAGGTACAGATGGAACTAGACGCACACGAAAAAGAGTGCGCCATGTTTCGTGAGTTGGTAAACGGCAAGCTAGACAACTTGGACAAGCGCATGTGGCGTCTTGAGGCGTTGATTATGGCGTCTACGATAGGTGTAGTGGCTATGATTATTACAGTTGTAATGAAGTTAGGGTAGGCGATGTCAGACGATACAGACGACAAAATTGTTAACATTTCTGATGCAGATAAAGCTGTTATAGAGCAGATGGAGGATCAGGCAAAAACTGATTCTACGCTTCCTACAGGTGCAAAAATTAAACCTGATGACCAGCTAGTACAAGCAAATGAGTTGCTTGATACTCAGGGTAAATTAATTGACGATCCTACCAAAATTGTTCAACCTACCCCCGTAGTTAGCACAGACCAAAAAAAGCCAGACGAATTTGACGCTGGAACTTACGACGCCACACAAAAGGCAGACGACGTTGGAAAAGCGACGGCTGCAAAGGGCAAAGTATCCGACGAGTCTGTGATGGAAGCTGCACAGGGCACTGTTTCTCCCGAAGCGTTAGCCGTTGCAGCCACCCAAGAACTTGACCCAAAGGCTACAACCCGCTACCAACTAGCCGAACTGTTCAAAGGCATTGAAGAGGGTGGTCCTCCTCCTGCGTGGGCTGCACCTGCTGTCCGTAAAGTAACAGCCGTCATGCAGCAGCGTGGTTTGGGTGCGTCTTCTATGGCTGCAGCCGCTACGATGCAAGCGATGATGGAGTCTGGTATTCCTATCGCAGCCCAAGACGCACAAAAGTACGCTACTATTCAACTGCAAAACTTGAACAACGAACAGCAAGCAGCCTTGCAAAACGCAGCCGCTGTCTTGCAGATGGATATGGCTAACCTTAACAACAGACAACAGGCTGCAGTAAACAACGCCAAAGCGTTTCTTTCTATGGACATGCAAGACGTAACAAACGAACAGCAGTCCAACAACCTGACCTATCAGTCCAAGCTACAGGCGTTGTTGTCTGACCAAGCTGCCGACAACGCAGCTAAACAATTCAACGCAAAGTCAGAAAACGAAATCAGCACGTTCTTTGCAGAGATGGGTGCGTCGATTGAAGCGTCAAACATTAACCGTGACATAGCTGTTAAGCAGTTTAACTCAAACCAAAAGGTTGCAATCGCACAGTTTAATTCGCAAATGGACGTTGCGGCAGACCAATTCAACGCAAATATGCGCCTTGAAGTAGATCAAAGTAACGCTGTGTGGCGTCGTACAGTAAACACTCGTAACACTGCTGCACAAAACGAAGCAAACAGACAAAACGCACTGAACTTGTTGGGTATTCAACAAAACGCACTAAACAACTTGTGGCAAAGGTATCGTGACAAGGCTGCGTGGACAATGAAAATATCGGAAAATGCAAAGGATCGCGCACACAACGCCGCTATGCAGTCTGCAGCTATTTCTGCCAACGCAGATGCGTATGATGAAAAGATGGACGACTACCTTAAACTAGATATAATTGATGGAATTTGGGGGTAACAGATGAGTTGGCTTTCTAAGCTTGTAGGCGGTAAAACTTTAAAACTTGCTGCAATAGCTACTGCAGCGTACGCCGGAAGTCAGTACGTCTGGGGTACTAAAGGACTAAATATTCCTGCTAGTGGCACAGGTGGAAACCCATTTGGCTACGGTTCTACCCCAACATACGCAGGAGCAGGAGAGTACGGCAGCACTTTTGCAACCCGAATGTTTAACAAAGCAGGACTTACTCCTTTTTCAGATACTGCTGTGGGTTCGTTTCTTAGCCCTGTTACCGACCTCTTACGGCCTGAAAGTATGGGCGGATCAGGAGTGCTTTCCAGAGTTCTTGGTAGCGTAAGCACGGGAGACATGGAGCGTCCGACTCCGGGAACAATACAGCCAACTTCTGTAAGGCTGGACAGTAATTTTCAAGCAGGAAGAGTAAATCAACTTCCTGTAGGAAAAGGCGGAAGCATTGAAGCTGCAATAGGTAGCGAAGCAATGCGACAGTATATGGCAAGACAAGTTGCCATGATGGGTTTACCTAGAGCGTCTAGTCTGCCCACAGCCTCGTCTGTGTCTAGTTCAGCTTTGAGTCAAACTACTTCAGCTAAACGAAGAGCGTATAAAGGGTTAACAAGCTAATGATGGACAAACTTACAGCCCTAGCCGTGCCTCCGGGAAACTCTCTTACCGATGCTCCCGGAAAATGGCAATGGGAACAGCCTCCTAGATTTTCTGATCCGGACGACGCCATAGATCACACAGTAGAGATGATCTCTAATGGTCCTGCCCGTAAAGATATGCTCAAGATGATGATGGCGGGTATCACTGTGGAAGAACTTGTAGATCAAATTACCTTTAAAGGCTTCATGGCAGGGGCTATAAGCCCAGATGTTGCAGAACTAATTAAACCCGCTGTAGGCGTAGCACTGATAGACATGGCCTTGAAAGAGGGATTTGAACCTCAAATGTTTGTAGAGCAAGAGGAAATGGAGGGCAAGTTTGATGACTCTTCATTCTTTTCTACTATGCAACAGCGCAACCCTGATCTGTACGCCGGTATGATTGAAGAAATGAATGAACAGACTCGTATGCAGCAGACGGAAGAAGAGCAAGAGATGCAGATTATCTACCCCAAACAAAACGAGTCTGAATCGTTTTTAGATACACCAGAAGGGACACAGTAACATGGCTATTGATCCGTTTACACTAGCCCTGTTGGCTCTTAGTAAAAACGAAAAAAGAAAACGTGAAGAAAGCGCAGCAGAATCCGAACGCATTGCTGGTCTTGCAAAGGCAAAGCAAGAACATGTTAACGCTATTCAAATTCAAAACATAAAAGATACCAACCAAGCCAACCGCGAAGTTCACTTGAAAAAAATGGACATTGCTGCAAACCGAATAGAATCTAATAAAGTTACGTATCTTGTCCAAGATCCTAACGGTCAATTCGACACTGTAAGTTCTATGACAAGCCCCGAAGGAAGGCCGGGACCGTATCAATTACAAATACCTGAAGGTTCTAAGCAGGTGGGTATAGCGTTTGGAAAGGCCACTACTTTTCAAGATGCGAGTGCGTTTGGTCCTAAAAAGCCTATAGAGAAGCTTTACAGAACAGCAGACGGTGTTACCGCAACTGCTGCACAGCATAGACTACGCAATCCTCAATTTGATTTGATGGCTAGGGATGAAGCTGGCTACGTAAAAGATGATGGAACTGAAGTCATCCACGATAAAGAGAAGTTCGCTATGGTGAATGACATGTTTTATCAGCAAGTCATTTCTGTGGCAGAAGTGGGAACTTTTCCCAATACTGTAGAGGGACAGGCAGCAGCGGCAGAAGCTGGTGAAAGAACAGGAAATCAACCATTTTTAATCAGCCAAGCTGTCAGTAAAAACACAGGAAGACCTTTGGGTGCGCCCACTCGTGTTAAGTTTGAAGGCATCAACATTGGTAAAGACTTTACTGAAACCACACTCACAACTATACATCTTCCTAACGGCAAAAAAATAGCCCATATTCCTGCAAATAGGATAGATGAAGTAGCAGCAGAAAACAACGTAAGAATAGAAGACCTATATCGTTTGAATTACACAGCCCAAGTGGGCCGCGACGGAAACGTAGTGCCCGGAACTGTAAAGTTTGTGGGAACATCTTCTCCTGCAGACGTTAGCGTTGACGTTACAGAATACACAGTAGATGTTGGCGAGGTAGGTTACAGTGGCTTAACCTTACAAGAAGCTAAAAAGGTTGTAAAAGATGCGGGTTTTACTTGGAACAACGTAGCTTGGAATGCTGAAATAGTAACGTATGTGGGTGGGGAAGAAAGAAGCCGAAAGCCTCACTCTAACAACACTCCTGTTGCACGAAAAAGACACGTAGGAATTGTGACGTTGGAGAATGGAAAAAAAGTAGAGGTTCAGGCTAGATCAGAAATAGAACTAATAGAAACATACGGAAATTCTGTACAATATTTGGGTGTGTTTGAAATCATTAACGGAAAGAGAGGCGTACAAACAACGGCTCCTAAAAACGAAAAAGCTTTGCAGTTAATACTTGATGACAATTCTACTGTCATCAAAACGGAAGATACCTCTCCTCAAGTCTTAGCGAGAGCCGTACGACAACTTCCGGGAGAAATTGACAGCACAACTGGTGATTTTATACCCACTGGCATAATGACAGACCTTAGTGACTCCGGCAAAAGTGACGCAGCTAAATTAGACGAGGCAAAGTTTGCAGCGGATCATGTGTTTAATTTTAAGTCCGATGACGGTCAACAACTTGGCCCACTCAAAGAGATGAGTCCGCCCGAACAGATTACAAATATTGCCAGTAAACTAACTCCTAGTATTGTTGCAGAAATAAATAATGATGAAAACAGAGCAGCAGAATACGTAAGAATGGCCTCTATGGCCGTATCTTCTGCCCACCTTGCTATGGAGCGAGAAGATCGAAAGAATCGTCCTTACGGAACAACACCAAGACGTACACGAAATGTATACAAATACGCTAAAACTTTTGCTCCTTCTTTGTTTTTAATAAATGGAATGGATGATGAACTTCGTCGTATGTCTGATATGGAAATACAAAGTAACGCTGCCGCTGCTGCTACCGCTGCCTCTGCAAACGCACATAGTGGAGATGAAACCAGAGTAGTAACTGTGCCAACAGACACAGACAATGCGGCTGCTATGGAAGACATAATAGCTACTCCCGGAGCAATAGAGACTAGAGATACCGCTGCCGTATCTTACAATGTTCCTTCCCAATACGTTTCGTTTACAAACCAAGTTCTTGCGCCTAAGTTGATGTCCACTACTGGAGGAAATCAACAACTAGTAAACGCACATTTGACTTCTATGTTTACTAAAAAGCGTGGGCCGGATGGAGAACCAATTACAAATGATTTGGGTGTTGTTGAAATAGAAAGAACTCAGCCTATAGTTAGTGTCTTTCAAAAGTACGACGCAAAAAAAGAAACCAACATTCAAACAGGCGAAATAACTGGAACTTACTTTGACAAGTTTTCACGGGCTGTAAACGGTGACGTAGACGGAATGCAAGTCGAGGATTATCGGTATTTTGGAAATACACTTGTAAAGTCTGTCAATCAAAAAGCTGGGGGTATACGGCGTTTAGTTGAGATAATACGACCCTTTGTTAGAGATACCCCAACAGAAGACGAAACTAATCCGTATTATTATTTACAGCCTGACTACGGGAACACAACATCCCAAGCTGTCATGCAGATAGCCATGCAAAACGGGTTCGATCCTAACTTGGCTGCCGATCCCTCTGAAAAAGCTTTTATAGCTAAGATAGGTAAAAAAGAAAGTGCAGACAGGGTTATTAACTACGCTAATCGTCTTTTAGATGGCTACCTTAGAACAGACGCTAGTGGTAGAGTCGTAGGCTTTACAAAGTCAAGTGCGTTGGCAGAGTTAGACTTTAGCGTGGAAGGTATTCTATATCTTGGAAACGAAGGCGTTACACGTCTTAAAAGCTTCTTAGGGACAAGTGATGCCGCTTCCAACATAGCAGCAGAATTGACTGGTAATCTTGATGCGTACAGAAACAATTTGGCAGCAAATACAGGACAGTTTATTACCGAAGATAGGCAAGTAATTGATGACATACTGACCGACATTGCGGGGGATATTGCACGAGCAGGTAACGACAAAGAAGCCCAAGCCCTAGCTGTACGTCAGTTGTACATAGTCAACCTAGCTTACGAACTGTCCGCTATGATGCAAGGCGGAACAGGTGGTCGTACAATTTCTGACCAAGACGTTGCAATTATCTTTAGAGCGTTGCGCCAAAACTTGCTGGCTGATCCTCAAAGACAAGCGGAAGTCATCATTGAAGTTCGTGAAATTGCACGGGATATGAGAGCAGAAATGGAGTTTGCCACTTCTACTGATGGCCCAACACAAGCAGCGTACGCTTTTAGTAAAGCCCTTTCTGCTGTATCAGACGCAGCATTCCACAGAGAAATCACTCCACAGTCTATCGCCAATCGTATAAACGGCGTGTCTCCGTCTACACAAGACGAAGAAAGTGCTGATCCGTTCTTTGGAATGGGGCAACAGGGATACCTGCAGAAAGTCGTAGATAACATTAACGAAAATCGAGCAGCAACAGGACGACCTAGCTTAGATTTTCCTGATGACGATGACTTTGAGTATACAGAAGACAACATCATAGCGGCTATGGGCGCAAACACTTCAGCCAGAAATAGCTTCAGTAAGTTTCTCAAGCAGACAACCAGCGACTTAAAGCGAGGTCAACAGTAATGGCTACTAACAATCCCTTACAAGATCAAATGAATTCTCTTGTTCCTAGCGGATCGTTGGGTCTTAAAATGGATGTTGCAGAAGCGACCACCGACATAGATGTGGGTGCAGCCTTAACTGGTCAAATTCCAGAGAAAGCCACAACTAAAGAAGTAATTACTGGTGAAGCTTTTAAAGAAAAAAAGCCCACAGCAATAACAGACGTAACCAAAGAAATGGAACCGGCCAACGTACCCATTGTTAATCTCAACGTGGGCGCGGGAATGGTGACGGATCGTAAAGTCAAAATTGATTGGCTGCTTGCTAATCCCTCTGTATCTGTTACCTCTGTTATGGACTTCACTCTTCCAGCATTTAAAAAGAAATGGATGGAGTACGACGCCTTAGAAAACGCACAGGGTGAAACTCTAAACCTTGCTGGCATGGATGAGTCTACTCGTATTGACAGGGCTGACAAGTTTGGTGCCGTCAAGATGATCCGGTACGACGATGACATGGAAGGTGGTAGGGAAGTAATCGACATACCGTGGGAAGAAAAACTGGTAGAACTAACTCGTGTTCCCGAAGACGTATCTGTAGGTCCAGCTAAGTTGGATGTAAACAGCATGACATACCCGGAGTATCGTCGATTGCGTCTAGCAAACAGAGCGTTTAGCACCCTTGCCACTCCTGATCCCAAGCTAGGAACTGCTCTTCACGCTGCTTACCTCAACGAAGTGTTAATTGAAAATGGCATCGACGCACGGGGTAGATACCTAATTATAAACGACGCTTTGAAAAACCCTACGCTTGATGAACTAAAAAGAGTTGCAGGATTTACAGAGTCTATTGGTAGATTTGCCGTTGAAATGCCTCTTTACATGGCGGGAGAAGCTATAGACTTTGCTACGTTTTACAGTGGATCAATGCTAGGTGATTATCATCACCGCCAAGATATCGTTGATGCGTGGTGGAGGCCAACCACTTACAACATACAGGACAAGTGGGCAGAACAAAACGTAATTATAGACCTTGCCACGGCTGAAGACTTGGCATCAGCGTACACGGGTGCTATACCAAGAGCAGCAAAGTTAGCTGGAGAAATAGTAGGACCAACTAAATTTGAAATTGGAAGACGGTCAGTATACGCAGGAAGAGAAGGACAACAGTATAACCTGTACAAACAGGGTGCCCTAAGAAAGAATCCTGAACTTACTGAAGATGCTATCATAAAAGGATTTGAAGAGCGACGAGCCAGAGACTTAAAGTTTGGCACGAAGTCTATGCGCGAAAACAGAATCAGAGACCGTCTAACCCTGCACTTTCAAATTAGTGATGCAGGTATGGCTGTTCCCGAACGTGCAGAAGTGCGTCGGCACATTGAGTACACCGCAGGTCTGACAAAAAGAAAAAATGCTCTAGTAGCCAGCAGAGAAAAGAATTACCGCCCACAGTTAGACAGCGAGATAGATAAAGTAGACAGCTTACTAGAAGACGCACAACATCGTTTGTTTGCTATCCAAAGACAAAGCAGTGTTCCCAAAGCTTTTAGAGATTTAAACGTACAAAACAATTACATGGTTGCTGGTGCGGCTACTGTTGGTCATTTCTTTGGTGAAGAAATGCAGATGGTTGATTCAGAGTTGGGTGACTTGATTGGATTTGGGGTCGGTTTTGCTGTAGCCATAGCTGAAGGAAACACAGCAAACGGTCTCACCGCGATAGGATCAAGACTTCCCGGCGGCAAGGCGCGTAGAATGAGGTACTTTGTAAAAGAAGCGCAAAGAGCGGACCCCGAACTTCAAAAGGTAATGGTAGCCCAATCGGAAAAAATAGCAGAGTATCAAGACAAGCTTGTTGCTGCCGGAGTCGATCCCACACTACTTAGTCTAACCCTTCCTGTTATCACCGATCTAGTTACACTACGTCACTTTGAAAACGCTATCAACACTAAGATATCTTTGAAAGATGCAATTAGTTCAGAGGATGCTACAAACATACAAAAAGCGTCTGACTTGAACAAGCGTTTAAACGGAGAACTTAATAAAATATTGTCTGAAATGCAGGTCAATACAGAGGCTGACAAAGAATTCTTTAACATGGTAGATGCGTTTCGTAAGTCTGCCATAGAGTCCGCTAGAAGGCTAGATGTCGATATCAACGCCGCAGAGAAGGGGGCAGTAGCACACTACATGGGAGGTATCACCGGCAGAACGTCTGCAGTAGACCCTCTATCTCCTTTGACTGCAGATGCAGATGACATTGCTGAAGTTAAGTCTTTCCCAGAAGCTGTCAGTTCGTTAAACAAAAAAAGTTTACTTGATAATTCTGCGCTTCCATCTGATCAGTTTGAATCTACTATCAGACAAAACGAGGAGTTTGTAGCTGAAAACATAACTCTTGCGGCAAACGAAGCCCGTTCACGCATTGGAACTCCCGAACAAGCTAGAAAAACAACGGGCATGGTGCTTGGAGAAAGTAATGTAGCGAGAACTAGCCCATCAGGTTTGCACTCTATGCACCTTGAAAATGCACACTCTGCCCAGCGCACTATTGCAATGCAACCGTACGAATACCTCAAAGGTCCGGATGTACAGTATGTTGACGGTAACAACATGCCAGTATCAGGAGTGCCAACAGTAGACGCTCAAGATGTATTTGGTACGTTCTTTAACGTGCCAATTCCCGGCACACGGCAGCTATCAAGAATAACTGATACTGACCTAGACGCTTCTGATTTGAATATCATGGATGGCGTAATGGTGGAGTTGACGGATCAATTCTTTATGGCCCAAGCCCAAGCTGAAGGCATTACAAAGAAACAACTTGTAACTAAGATGAAAAAGAAATACGTAGATGAAGGTAAAGCTTTTCCTGACGGAAGAAAAGATCAGTCTATGATAGCACAGTACATCATTGAGGAAGCGGCTCAACAAGGATTTGCTCTTCCGTTCTTTGAGATGAATCCTGTTCAAATCAGAGAACTACAAAGTGCAGTAAATAGCTTGCAATGGAAGTACAGACTTGAGGGTGAAACAACCAAGAAACTGCAGAACATATCCACTTTAATTGACAGCAAGTTTGATGACTTTCAAATCGACGGACAAAACATCGGCACGTTAGGTGTAGTGACTCCCAATGGAGAAACTATGGAACTTGGAAAGTACATGCAAGAAGCAAACGACGGCTGGCGTGAGTACAAGTCTGTTTGGTATGACGATGTAGACGGGGGACGAATTCCTGCTTTAATGTCGTGGGGTAACAGAAAAAAACACCCGGTGGACGCAGCCCATCCCGGCGGTACAGCATACACAAAGCCTGTAGATGAGTTTTTAGTTGTAGACGAATTGATTGATCCTACTAAGGCTAACAGACTTATGCTGTCTCTTTCAAAAGCATTTGGAAAAAAGATGGTTGGTCCTGATGGCAGACTCACATCATATTTGATTTCCGGCGATAAAAATACTCTTGCTATCCAGAGTTACATGAAAGCTATGGTCGGGGAATACCTACACGAAGCAATTCGTGCAGGTAAGATGACTCAACAAGAAATTGGTGAGGCTGTGCTTGCCATAGAAAAAAATATACAAGTGCTAAACCCCACAACTAACCAGATGAACCCCGCCTTTTCTGTGATGCAGGTGTTAGACGATGCTATTAACTTTTCAAGTGATCAAAGCATATCGACGCAGCTACGAAAACAATCGCTTGCCGACTCTCAACTAAAAATTAAAAAGGCTGTATCAGCGGCTGTTGCTCCTGCAAAAAAACGCAAAGAAGGACTAGAGGACGCAGCAGTGATAGCGCAAGGGTTTGGAGCAGGGCGTATAGATGCCTCTCAAATTGGCGATCAAATACGAAGCGGAGGCCGTGTTCGTTACGATCAACTCCGTAATGCTTTGCGTGATACAAGAAATGCAGACGGCTCGTTAAAATACACAGAGCAAGATGTGGATCAAATCATAGCAGATTCATACCTTTTAGCTGCTAGAAAAAATTTGTTTACTCCCACTGGAAGAAAGAGGTTGGAATCTAGTGTTGATGCACAGGGTAATTCCACTAAAAACTACACAGATGAGTTACAAGAAAATCCTGCAGCTTTGAGAGAAATGCTAGGCACGACGCCAGAAGAGCAGCGTCTTGTAATGGACATACTTGGTAAAGAACGATATGAAGTGTGGGAAGCTGTTTCCGGATTCATGGCAGAACTGCAAAACAATCCGCTGGCAGGTTCGTCTGGCCTAGCTACAAAGGGTATGCCCCGTGCGATGTCCGTAGAAAGTTACATCAGCCGTTTGTACGCCATTAATCGTGGAGTTGTTCGCCCACAGTACGTTGGTACAGAGGCAGCTTTGCAGCAGCTTAGACACACAAAGGCAGAGTTTATACTGTCTGTTCTTAACGATCCAGAACTTGGAAGAGAGTTCCTTGAGATGGTACGGGCAGGAAGTCCCCTAGACCCAAAACGTAATGCTAGATTTGAAGGACTGTTAATATCTAGTTCAGTCATGGTGAGCAACGTATTCGGCGCAGAAGAAAAAGTTGTAGTAGATACAGCCGGTAGAAAGTTTACCATACACGCTAACACAAGTGAACGTACACGATTTGGAACAGATATTGTACGCGACAAAGATGAATTTTTTGGCAGGGCACCTATTTCTATACCCAGCCTAGACACACTTCCTAATTAAACTGCAAGGAGCAAACTAATGAAAACTTACACTAACGGCCAACGCAAAGGCATGATGTACGGCGGTGCTGCAAAGCGCAAGCCAATGATGTACGGCGGAATGGCAACTAAAAAGAAACCCCGCAAGAAGGCTCAAGCGGGGGGCATGATGACCGCAACACAAGGTCAACAAAACATGATGCAAAATCAAACCATGCAAAAGCCAAAGATGCCAATGATGGCTGACGGCGGCAAGCTAAAGATGGTAAAGAACAAGGCCGGTGATATGGTTCCGTTTTACGCCGCAGACGGCAAAGGCAAAAGCTAAACGTACTTGCCTGACTTCTCTATGATCTCATCTGACATAGATTTGACGTAACGAAGCAGGGTTGCTATTGAGTGTGCGCCGTCATACTCTGGCAACCCGCTGTTCATTGTTTTCTCAAACTCCTCTGGATTGACACAATCGCAGACCAGTTCAAGTTTACCGTCTTGCATGAGATTCACTTCGAAGTTAAACAGCTTCGCTTTTTTGGACATCAGATAACTCACTAATAGGTAGATTGTAACAATCGGCTTTGAATGTAAAACCGTTTGCGGGGTCAATGTCGCCCCGTTTGTACTTTGTTGCCTTTGTGTAGAAATCTTGTTTTGGTATGGAACCTAATATCCACGCACGAGATGTGTCAGTAAGAATACGAACAAAAACATAACTGTCACAGTTTTGGTTGGTCCCGTGTGCAGCCACCGAACAATCGTAGTGTGGAAAGGGACGGGTGTTGCAGCGTTTCGTTTTCACGTCAATACGCTCCCCGTCCCTCACCAAATCGTAGTCGTAGGTGTTAGACTCGTTAGCACCCATTGCATCGGCTACAATGATCTCGCCTATTGCACCCACGACATGACTCAAGCTACCAGTGATGCTGCCCTGTAGATTACCTACAGTGGCGGCTTTCTTTTTGGCGCGACTAATTATACTAGGAGTTATCTTGACTTGTATCATCTGTCTCTTTTATGGACCTAACAAGAGTGTCTCTGAACACATTCAGTGCTGCTTGTGACTGCTCTATCTTCATGTTTAAGCTGCGTATGTTATTTGTTACATCCTGTACTTGCATAAGTAGATATCGCTGATTGTCATCTAAATCATCAAGAGAGTATTCTTTGTCGTCAATGTTGATTACAGATTCTTTACTGTCTGTCATTCTCTTTGTCCTTTATCTTCTTCCATTCCTCAGTTTGTTCCGACTTGCGTGGCGGATTGTAGATAATATAATCTACTCCCCGCTTCCACACAAGTGGTTTGTTTTGTTTAGGCGGCATTAAGGTCTACCACTTCACACACACCAGCGGTACACGCTAACTCACGAGAGCCAGTAGTCGTGTCCTCTTTTTCAAAGTCCTGTAGTCGTGACCAGTCAATGTTGACATATGACATACGGTCTTTCCACTCAAGATACTCATCAGGCTCTATATCTTGATATGGTGCCTGTTGATATGTGTGATCAGAGAATGGAAGGAACGACACGCCAGATGCCACGTCAAAGTTGTCGTACACCCACGCACCAACTTCCATCCACTCGTCTTCTTTGACAGTGACAGTGATAGACGGTTTGTGTTCACACCAGTGCAGAGCGTATGTTTTCCACAGTTCTAGCTGCTCAACAGCAGTAGTCTCTGTACGAGTGACAGCACCATCCGGTGACTTCATCGGAAAAGAAAACACAACAGTTGAGTCTGGCTTCATCACACAACGCTCTGCGGGTACGCCAGAGTCCATCAAAAACTGTGTAAGTGGGTCTTTGTTGTCCCCGCGCACAGTACGCACGTAGTGATCGTTGTGACGGGCATGGATACCGCTGGCTGCATCAACAAGCTGTGACACAGTTCCGCTGGGCTTTACACACGTGATGGCGGCAGACACAGGTACACCAAACATCTCCGCATACTCTTTGTTTGTGTCCACTGCTTCTTGTTTCATCTCCTCAAGCCAACGCTTGCTGTCCACGTTTTTGGACAGGACGGAGTGATCCATGATGCCAGTCAGTGACACACCAAGTAGACGTTCTTCTTCTGTGTTGTCCTTCCACACTTTACGCAGGTATTTGAAATCAGTGAGTGTGGACTGCATGGTTCCCAAGATGGTTGCCAAGCGTACCTTGCGCTTCAAAGTCTTGAGCGTGTCAGACTCGCGCACCACCACCTCTGACAAATTACAGAACTGGTATGGACGTAAGATGATCTCGCTGCAGGGGTTTGTTCCCCACATGTGACCCTGCTCACGGCGTCCGTTGCGGCCCACCTGTATGTCTGCAGCTTGGCGGTTAAAGATACCACGCTCACCGGACTTAGATTCGTACAGCGACACCCACTCACGCATAAAGGTACCCATCTCTGGCTTACCCTTGTACGCTACAGAGTTGTTAGCTAGGGCACGTTGGCCCTCGTTCTCCCACCACATACCGGACTTGGCGTGTGCCATTTGATCGTCGTTTAAATTAGACAGGCTGATCAGGGCAGAACGACGTACACCACCCACCACGACAATCTCTCCTACTTTGCACATAAGATCGTGACACTCGATCGGAAACAGCTTGCGTCCGTGTGCCTTTTTGAATGTCTCAATGGTAAAGTTGAACAAGTCGAGCAGGGGCTGCGGACCAGACGCACGGCCACCCATAGTCTTGAGGCGTTCACCTGCAGCACGTACAGCAGACGTGTCTATCTCTGGGATTTGTCCAGCGTAAAGCAGAGCAATCAACTCGCGGTATGCTTTTGCCCACCCCGGCTTGCTGTCCCCCACTTTGATTACAGTGTCAGACTCGTGGAAGTTGTCTGAAATAACAGGAAGCTTTTCTACGTTCTCTCGTTCAACAGAGAAGCCCACACCCGTACCACACATCAAGATGTACATACACTCATCGAACGAACGAGGGCTGTCTACAGGAATGTAGCTACAGTTGTAGCCGCTGATATTGTCCCGTGCCAACGCTGGACCAGAAGTCATCATAGCCCGCATAGACGGCATCACCTCAAGATTGAGGATAGCCTCACGCAAGTCCTCTACGTCTGCAGCGGGCAAGTCGTAGTTGCACTTGCCCTTGACTTGGTTGACCATAAAGTTAACGTACCGATCAACTGTTTCATCAAAGTTCTCACGGCGTCCCTCGTCTTCTAGCCAACGGGCATAGCGAGACTTGTGGATGAATTCTTGGTAGGGTGTGGGTAGTAGATTATTCATTGTCTTGTCCTTCTTTTTCTTTTACTAATCTGTTGAGGTAGAACTGGGCTTTCTTGAGGTCTTCAAGCCCGTTTTTGTATCTGTATCTCCAGAGATACTTGAGGATGTTTCCTTGCAGGTAGTGTTCGAAGCCGTCGCCTGTCGCCGCCGCGATTGCATCAAGGCATTCGATACCTGCTTGATTGTAGTGTGGCGGGTGATTGACGTTATCATTGGCTTGCCCTGCTTTCTTCATATATTCTTCATGTCTCATCGGTCATCTCCGTCACCGCCTATTGTACCCATAACCTTACGGGCTTGCAGCTTGTACACGTTCATCTCTGCAATTTGCTGTAACGAGTATCCTAAGTCATCCGCAAGAACAGCGCAATACCAAAGTACGTCACCCAACTCTTTTGCAATTTGATTGTAATACTCCGCATCATTACGTCCGTCGCGGATAATCTTCTTTACCTTGTCCGCCACCTCACCAGCTTCTCCAGCTAGACCCAACGCAGGATAAACTATCTTGGAGTTCTCAGGGTATATGGCGGTTTCTTTTGCTTGCCGCTGATAGTTGTTCAAGTTCCAGTTGTTTTTAATCATTGCACTTTACCAAAGTCTATCTTGACTATGTTGGTTCCTTCTTCATGCTTTACTGTTGGGCCGTCGTCATCTTTTTCTGAAAGCAACTTGTCCTTGACTGTATTGAACGCCAATCGTGCCATACCTGCTTCCATTACTCGCTCAAAGTCAGACTCAAGCAACTCCATGACGCCGTTGATTACAACCGTACCGGCCTCGTAAAACTCTTCGTCTTCTTCTGCAGTGGTATCGTACGCAGAGATAGAAAAGCTTTCTTCATCCACCTTACGCAAGATAACATACCATCTATCGGGCAGCAGACTCGCCCGTTCAAAATCACCCTCATCAATCGCCATTCTTCAACCACTCCTCTGGTATGCTACCTTCAGCCCATCTGAAATTGTAGCGTTCAGCCCACCTAGCATACGTGGTTTTGCTGCCTCTGTAAATCTTGTTTTGTGCGTTTTGGAAAACAAACCGTATGTCTAGATCAGGATGCTGTTCTTTGATTAGCTGCATCTTGACACGATCTGATTTGTCTAGGTACCCTTTTGCCTCAATAAAAATATCCTGCTCTACAAGGTAGAAGTCAGGAGTGTATGTGCGAGGCTTTGGTACGTACGTTAGTTTGACGTTTTCATACTCGTAGGGCACTGCCTTGTTACCTAACGAGCGGGCTATGCCCAGTTCAAAGTTTGAACGGAAGCCCGCCTTACTAGCGGAACTCCGTTTCATATTTGCATTCCTATTGATCCCATTCTTTTTATCACGTACCCTGCCACTTTTGGGGAAAGTTTTTCTACTGTGGTGAGTTCGTTTGTCAAACGGTTCAGTGGTACGCATACAATAACTCCGGATTGGGACAATCTTCCTATCTTCTGTAGTTCAGATTCAACGGTAGTTATATCACGCTTCTCTGTGTTGGAAGATAGGTCACCCATGTTGGAGTAATTATCTCGCAACGTCAGCGGAAGCCCTCGTTCGTTTTGTCGTAGGTACACTATTTTACGCTCACCACCACCGCCCCTGTGGGCTTCAACGTATATGTGGTGAAGTTCTTTGTTCATCTCCATCAACTCAACTTCGTAGTCACGCACAAACAAGTATGGCATATCACAGTTCCTTTGTTTTGAGGCGTGTGTACCAAACTTGTGGTGGAGACTTGGCTTGGGATGTTACACGGGCGTGTAGTTGTGCGTCGGGCCAGCAGTGCTGCCGGTATCCACACAGGTTGCACTCTTTTGCTAACACTTTGTTTCCAGTACGCAAAGTCTCACCCTTGCGTCTGTACGTTTCAAACTCATCAGAGTACGGCCTGAATGGCTCTACCTTTGGGTCTGTCAAAAACTTGACACGCTCTTCTGCATCCGCCAAATATTTGGCACGGTCCTCGTCTTGCCAGTCAGGAGCCTCAACCACGGCTACCTCACCACTAGACTTGTTGACTACAATCCACCCACCAAACGGCATACCAGTGGCGGCAGAGTACAAATAGCCCTGCATCACGTAGCCAAACGGATCGTCTTCTTTTAATCCATCGTAGCCACCGAACCCAGTGAATTTGTTTTTGAATGCCCAGTCGCTTGCAGACTTGATGTCCCACACTTTCTCTGTGCCGGTTTCATCTCGTATGATTACGTCAAGCGTTCCCTTGATAGTATGTCCACCCAGCTTGAGTTCAACCTCTCGCTGAGAGTCCACGATGTCCACACCGGCTTCTTTCATCACCAGCATGAGTATGGCTTCCGTTATATCCCCAAACAAAAAACGAAACAGTGTGTTGTACTGCATCAACTCTTTGATGCCGTGCTTGTCTAGCACCTGCTGACACAGGGGCCGTCCCAAACCAGACATACGGATACGGTACTCACCACGCTTGTCGGTAAGCTGCCGCTCCACAGAATACTTTGTGTCGTTTACAAATTCAGAAAGACCTGCGGGGGAAACGCTAGTCTCCCCCCGCAAAGCCTTAGACATATAGTCTTGAATGTTAAGCAGCGTCAGCATCAGCAAAGTCTGCCGCCAGATCAATGTCTGCATCATCTGACATAAGTTTCAATGCTTCACGATGTCCGTTCATAACATTTTCGTTGTGGCCCTTGACCGTTTCCGCAAAGGTGCCCATCAACTCTTTGTCCGCATCTGTGATAGACACAGTGCTTTCAAAGGTTGGCATAGGCGTCCAGTACGTCACGCTGCCCTTCTTTTGCTTGTTTGTACGCAGAAGGATAGATGTCTGTGCCATCAACTTGTTCTGCTTCGTCAAACCCTGAATGAAGTCAGAGATTGGTTTGAAACCAGAACGCTTGAAGTATGCAATGACAGGCTCGTCTGAGACAATACAAGGAGTTCCGTCCGCCTCAGTGAATTCACCACTGATACGTCCGTAGATTACCTGATTACATACCACCGCACGGGAGGTTAGATAACGATGGTCATCCTTATCTAGTGCGTCTTCTTCGTCACGAGTCAGACGACCACACTTGTTGCCGCCCTGCGTGTCGGGGAACATTCCCCCAAAGGATGTCTTCTGTACTGACTTACAGGAGAATCCACCCTTGCCTTCGTTTGCCTCTGCATCCCACATACTGTACTCGTAGGTACGCAGCAGCGCACGTAGCTTTACCTCTTTTGCAAAGATAAAGCGTCCGTCAAGATACATCTTCCAGTCACCCCGTGTGAGGTTGTGACCATCGTCTGTCTCTTGATCGTAGTTAATGTTAAGACGAGGTAGTCCTACCTTCTCTGTCACGGCACCGCCCTGACCAGTAAGCTTCATCATCTCCTCGACGTTATCGCTAGACATTGCTGCCACGATGCTATCAAGATCGTTGTCCATTTCCATTAGTTCGTTCCCAAGCATGATCCGTAAATCTCCTTTGCATTTAGGGTTAGTGAATTGATACTACTACTCTACGACAGTTAAGTCAAGCCAATTATCGCCGCTTTTTATCTCAATTTCGACAGGCATATCATAAGTTACACCGTATCTACGCTTTGTTTCTTCAGGTAGCGACAGCATTGCTTCGCGCATCAGTCTGATACAAATGTTAAATTCATCAGGGTGACAGTCTAGCACAATCGAGTCGTGGACTGTATTACAGATGACAGACTGCAGTTCGTTTTCTTGAAATAATTTGTCCAAGCGCACCAGTGCAGCGGGCAACAGGTCAGCCGTTGCAAAGCCCTGCACGGGATAGTTACAGATGTTTGTACGGTGTGTCGCTGTGCCGTACTTTGTCCACCGTGCATCGGGAAACGCATACTGTCTTCCAGACGGTAACGTCACTACGCGCTTTTCAACGGCCTCTCGCTGGAG